GGTTATTCGGACCGCGGTCGGAGCCAGTTTTCGGGGCGCCTAGCCCTCCACCACCCATGGCCAAGGTAGTCAACCTACCGCCTGGCGTTCTGCTGTCGATCCGCCAGTTCGCGGACGAGTGCGGTCACGATCGAGACACGGTCACGAAACGCGTCCGCGCAGCTGGCGTGGCACCCGCCGCGAGCCGTGGTGGACACCCGGTTTACCGGTTGAGGGAGCTGATCCAGTCGGTGATGGTCACCACCGACGGCGGGGACATTGACCCCGACAAGCTGAAGCCGTTCGAGCGGCATGCGTTCTACAAGGCTGAGCGCGAGAAGCTGCAGCTCGAGGTCGAGCGAGCCGAGCTGCTCACGAGCCTGGATGTCGAGCAGCGCTTCGCTGCCACGTTCAAGTCGATCGCCGAGTTCTTCGACACGCTGCCGGACGTGATCGAGCGCGACTGCGGCGCGAACGCCATGATGATCACGAAGATCGAAGAGCGGCTCGACCAGCTGCGCGAGCAGCTTTACACCGAGATCACGGAAGAGAGCGACGATGCTGTTGGCGCCGCTTAAGTCGGCGTCAACGGTGGTTCGCTCGACCGCCGAACTTGTCCGAGCGCCTCGGCGCATGCTGCCGAGCGCGGCCGCCGCCAAGTACCTGCGCACCGAGAAGGGCGCATGGGATCCGGCGCTGACGCCGATGATGATCGAGCCGCTCGACCTGCTGAGCGGGCGCGACTACACCGGCATCGTGTTCGTCGGACCCGCGCGCTCCGGTAAGACCATGAGTCTGCTGCTTGCCGGCATCACGTACGTCGTGACCTGCGCGCCGGGTGACATGCTCGTCGTGCAGATGTCGCAAGACGCCGCCCGGGATTTTTCGCGGACTGACCTGGACCGGGCAATCCGGCACAGCCCGGAGCTGTGCGCGCGAATGAGTCCGCGGGCCCGGGACGACAACACGTTCGACAAGTTCTGGCGGTCCGGCATCATTTTGAAACTCGGGTGGCCGGCGGTCTCGCAGGTCAGCTCGAAGACGATTCGCTACGCATTCTCGACCGATTACGACCGGCCCGGAAACCGGGACGACGTCGACGGTGAGGGTCCGCTGTGGGATCTGCTGGCGAAGCGCATCGAGACGATGATGAGCCGCGGCAAGGTGCTCGCGGAAAGCTCGCCGGGTGGTGAGTATCTGGACGCCCAGTGGCGACCGAGCACGCCGCACGAAGCGCCGCCGGCGCAGGGCATTCTGTCGCTGTACAACCGCGGCACCCGGGCCCGCTGGTACTGGCCGTGCCTCGAGTGCGGCGAGTTCTTCCAGGCTGAGCCCGGTCTCGGCAACTTTGGGTTGCCGCCGTTCGACGAGCTGCAAGCCTTGGTGCAGACCGAGGACCTGAGCAGTCTCGCGGACAAGTGGTCCCGGCTGGTCTGCAAGGCCTGCGGCGCCTTGCACGAGCTCCACCATCGGCCGGAGATGAACAGCCGTGGCCGGTGGCTTCATGAAGGCCAGCGGATCGAAGGCGGACAGATCCTCGGCGAGCGCCGGCGCACGCAGATTGCAAGCTTCTGGCTCGGCGGTGTCGCCGCCGCGTATCAGCGCTGGGATCTGATCCTGCTCAAGTACCTGCAGGCGCTGCGGTCGTACGTTTCCACGAAGGACGAGTCGCCGCTGAAGGCGACGACGAACACCGACCAGGCGGCCCCGTACCTGCCGCGCGTGGTTGCGAACCGACGGAGCGCAGACCACTTGAAGGATCGTGCGGAGCAGGAGGACTGGCCGCGCGGCACGGTCCCGGCGGACGTGCGGTTTCTTACCGCGGCGGTGGACGTCCAGGGCAATCGCTTCGTTGTCGAGGTCTTCGGCTGGGGCGAAGGCCTCGAGTCGTGGATCGTCGACCGCTTCTCGATCTCCTCGAGCAAACGCCCGGAAGGCGACCGTTATGCGGCGCTCGATCCTGCGTCCTACGAGGAAGACTGGGACGTCCTGCTGGACCAGGTGATCGGCCGCAAGTATCCGGTGCACGGCGTACCCGGCGCGACGATGAAGCCGCGCATCACGCTTTGCGATCAGGGTGGTCGCGAGGGCGTGACGAACAACGCGTATCAGTTCTGGCGCCGCTGCCGGAGCAAGCGCCTCGGCCAGCAGTTCATGCTGATCAAGGGCACCGGAAACCCGAACGCGGCGCGCTGCGTGAAGGTCTGGCCCGACGCCCGACACCGCCGCGATCGCGCGAGCGGCGGGCGGGGCGACGTGCCGGTCTGGCTGGTCAACACGAATGTCATGAAGGACGGGGTCGTCGGCGACCTCGGCCGCGACGACGTGGGCCCGGGCTACGTTCACATTCCGTCGTGGATCGACCCGGTCGTGTTCGATGAGTACGTGGCCGAGCAGCGAACCGACAAGGGCTGGGTGCGGCCAACAGGCCTGCGCAACGAAGCGCTGGACCTGCACGTCTACAACCGCGCGGCGGTCATTGCGATCAATGCCGAGAAGATCAACTGGCAACGCCCGCCGACGTGGGCGCGACCTGCGGAGCCGTCGGAATTGATGGTGGAACCGCCGCCAGATCAGCCCGAGGTTTCGAAGTCGGCGGCAAAGTCACCGCCAGTGCCGCGGCCGCCGCGCCCCGCCGGATTCATCAACCGTAAAGGTTCGTGGTTTAGGAAATGAGCGCATACACACTCGCACAAGCACAGGCGCAGCTCGACGCGTTGCTCGCCTCGCAGGCGGCGGGCGGCGTGCTCTCTGTCACGATCCACGGCCGCACGGTGACGTACGGCAGCCTCGCCGACATCCAGAAGGCCATCGACTACTGGACGCGGCAGGTGACCGCGCTCGAGCGCAAGGCCGCCGGGCTCTCGCGCCACGGCGTCAGCGTCGCGGACTTCCGGAGCCGTCGATGAACTGGCTCGACCGCGTCGTCATCCGCGCGATCGCGCCCGGCTGGGCCTTGAAGCGCGCGCACGCGCGCCGCGTCCTGGCTGCGTACGAGGCGGCGGAGACCTCGCGCCTGCGCAAGGACCGCAAGGACAAGCGCTCCGCCAATGCGCAGAACCGCTCGGCCGCGCACGTGTTGCGCGACCAGGCGCGCCATCTCGACCAGAATTACGACATCGCCGCAGGCGCGCTCGACGTGCTGGTCAACAACACGATCGGCTCCGGCATCGCCCCGGAGCCGCAGGTCCTGCTCACGACCGGCGAGCCGGCGGAGGAGTTCAACCGCAAGCTGCTGCGACTCTGGGAGGACTGGATCCACAGCCCCGAGGTGACGCGCCAGCTCGACTACTACTCGCTGCAGCGCCTGGCCGCGCGCACGGTGTACCGTGATGGCGAGGCCTTCGGCCAGCGCCTGTCGGGCCGCATTGCCGCGCTCGATCACAACACCGCGGTGCCGTTCTCGCTCGAGATGCTCGAGCCCGACTTCGTGCCCTACGACCTGAACGAGCCGCAGCGCAACCTGGTGCAGGGCGTGCAGCTGAACGCCTGGGGCCAGCCGCTCGAGTACCGCGTGTACAAGACGCACCCGGGGGACGACAACGGGGCGTATCTGTCGCTCGACACTAAGGCCATTCCGGCGTCGCGGATGATCCACGTGAAGATGGCCAAGCGCCTGCACCAGGTGCGCGGCGTCAGCGTGTTCGCGTCGGTGATCAACCGCTTTGACGACGTCAAGGAGATCGACGAGTCCGAGCGCGTGGCGGCCCGCGTCGCCGCAGCGATGGCGGCGTACATCAAGAAGGGCTCGCCCGACGTGTACTCGCCCGAGGATCACCCGCTCGACAGCGACGGCACGCGGATGCTGCGCTCGATGGAGATGGTGCCGGGCATGATCTTCGACGACCTGGCGCCGGGCGAGGAGATCGGCACGATCGCCTCGAACCGCCCGAACAATGCGCTGATCCCGTTCCGCGCGGATCAGATGCGCAGCGCCGCCGGCGGCATCGGCACGAGTTACTCGAGCCTGTCGAAGAACTACAACGGCACGTACTCCGCGCAGCGGCAGGAGCTCGTCGAGACGCACGGCCACTACCGGGCGGTGTCGGCGCACTTCATCTACCGATTCTGCCAGCCGGTGTGGGACGGTTTCGTCGACGCGGCGCTGGCCTCGCTCGCGGTCAACCCGCGCGGCGTCGACATGACGACCGTCTACGACGCCTCGCACACCGTGCCGCCGATGCCGTGGATCGACCCGCTGAAGGAGTCGCAGGCGAACCAGATCGACGAGAACCGGGGCTACAAGAGCCGCTCGCGCATCATCCGCGAGCGCGGGCTGAACCCGGACCAGATCAACCAGGAGATCAAGCGCGACCAGGCCGAGGCCGAGCGTCTGGGCTTGAAGCTCGGCGGGCCGGAGAAGGCGGCCGCCGACCAGGCGTCGCATGATGCCGACGAGGCCCAGGCCGCCGCCGACCAGCGGGCAGCGATGGAGCGCGAAGCCGCCGACGCGCGCACCGCGCAGCTGGTCAAGGCCGTGCTCGAGCAGGCGCCGCCGGTGGTCAACGTGACGACCGGTGCCGTGACGGTCGAGCCCGCCCAGGTGCACGCCCACGTAGCACCGGCCGCGGTGACGGTCGAAGCCGCACACGTCGAAGTCCCGGCACCGACGGTCAATATCACGACGCCCGAGCCGGTGGTCAACCTCGAGGCCACGGTGCAGGCGCCGGTTGTGAATGTCGCCGCCCCGCAGGTCGACGTGCACATGCCCGAGCGTGGACCGCAGACGATCACCGCAACGAAGCTGCCCGATGGAACGCTGCGCGCAGAAGTGCACGGCGCACCGAAGCACTAGGACAGGCCACCCATGACGATCGCCACCGACTTCGAAATCCAGAACGACAAGGACATCCGCTACATCGGCGCCGCTCACGGCGCGAGCGGAGCCGGCTACTACACGGTGCTCGAGCTGCACCGCTGGCTGCAGGATCTCGCGGACGACGCGAGTGCTTCGGGCGATGACTACATGGACATCACCCGGGACACGCCGTCCGACAAATCGTTCGACACGATCATCAACCTGATCAACAGCTTCAACATCGACGACACGGCGGCCGAGCACCTCTACGGCGGCTCGATCATCCAGTCGGCCGGCGACGTCATTTACGACGGCATTCAGATCGTCGCGAACGCCGGCGCCCACGTCGAGATCGTCCAGAACGGCGCGATCATCACCAATGACTTCTGGAACTCGGTCCCCTTCGGCTCGAGCAACAAGGGCCTGAACCCGGACAGCGCGACCGGCACCGCGGCGCGCTTCATGGTCAAGGTTCGCACCGGCGGTGCCGACATCGACGGCCGCCGCCTGATGTTCCAGACTCGCGAGTGGGGATTCACGTACTCCGAGTTCAAGGTGCCGGGCACGGGCCGCGGCGTGAACGTGGTCCCGCTCACCTACGCGGCCGACCTGAACAACGCGACGGCGAGCGGCACGGTCGCGGGCTGGACGACGATCGCCAACCTGACCGCCGGCTACAACGGCATCGACGTCAACAACGACGGCGCGGACGAGTACTACTACTCCGAGTGGAACCGCGACACGTACTCGATCAACCAGTTCTACGAGCGCATGAAGTACCTGACCCGGCGCGGGTCGGCGGAGACGCTCTACGGGCTCAACGGCGAACTGTTCCGCGGCATCACGCACGAGATCACGGTCGACACGCCCAGCGCGACGGATTTCTCGGCGGTCGAAGCGGTCTCCTGGTCCGGTGGCACCGGCCAGATGCTGGCGATCAATGACGTCAACGCGCCCACGACGATGTGGATCCAGTTGCTCACCGGCGTGGCACCGACCGACAACCAGGTGATCACGGGCGGCACGAGTGGCGCAACCTGTCAGGTCAATGTGACCGTGACCGAGCGGACGTTGAGTTTCCCGTTCTGCGGCGTCTCGACGGGCTCGGCGATCATCGGCGGCTTCGGCTTCGGCATTGAGGCCCTCGACCTGTCCGCTTCCGACAAGGTGTTCGACCTCACCAACACCCAGCGCCAGGCGCCGAACTACGTCACCTTCTCGGTGTCCGGCCTGGTCTCGGGCGAGGACTACGTGCTGGTCGCCCCGAACGACGGCGGCAGCATCGACCTGAACCAGTTCACGCTGAATGGCGCGCTCACGGGTGCCGCCGTCACGTCGGTCGTCGTCAACGAGGCGATCCCCACGGACACGCCGGCCACCGGCACCCTGCGTATCGCGCGCGCGAACGGGGCCTACACGCGCCACCCGTACTCGGCCTACAACGCCGGCACGAAGACGTTCACGATCACGAGCCACAACTTCAGCACGAACAACGCGGCCAACGGCGCGAACGCCTACGTGAGCTACATCGACAAGTTGGCGGCCGCGGCTTCGGAATCCTTCACGGCGGTCTACGCGGGCTCGGATCGGTCGCTGTACATCCGCGTGCGCGACGGTGGCGGCACGCCGATCAAGACTTTCGAGACGACGGGCTCCCTGGGCTCGGCGGGTGGCTCAGCGACGGCGATCCGCACCTCGGACGCCTGATCGCGCTGATCGATGACGGCCTACGTCCTTTCCGGCGACTGCAACATCGACCAGCTCGGGTCGCTGTCGCCCTCTGGATCCGCGTCCGCGCGTGCCGGCGGTGACACGGTCAACACGAACGGCTTCACGTTCACGATCGACCAGGACACGCGCTACGGCCTCACGGGCGGAGCCACGCTGAGCCTCGGCTCGCTGACAATCAGCGCCACCGCGGGTGGCATCATCGACGTCGACGCTCGCGCGGTGCGGATGATCCCGTACGACACCGGCAGCGGGAACGTGCCGGCCTATAACACGGCAATCAGCCAGGGGGGAGTCACCGGCAAGCTGATCCGCGTGCAGTCGGCAATCAACGCGACCCCGACCGCTGTGGGCGCAGCGATGCCGGCGTCTGGATTCATTACGGTCAAGCAGCAGTCGGGCGGAGCCTACGCTGCCGGCGCGCTGACCGGCATCGGCGCAAGCGCGACCGGCGCGGACGTCGCCGGCTTCATCGAGCTGGTCGGCGACGAAAGCGCGACGATCAACTGCAACCGGCTTGGCACGCTGCGCATGCGCGGCGACTGGTTCGAGATCGGGACCACGAGCGGCTCGGCGGCGACCACGTGGCAGCTGCCGACCAATGGCTCGGTGCAGTACTACCCGGGTGTGCAGGTCGAAACGGCTGCCGGCTCCGGGCTGTACGAGTGGTGGCCGTGCGCGGGTTCGTTGTCCGCAGTGGGATCGACCGCGACCGACGCGCGTGGGCAATGTTG